TTCGCACTGGTAGCGCCACGCAGCGGAGCATAGCACTAGCGTGGCGCCCTTGTATACACACAAGCGCTGCGGTGAGAAGCCCCCCCACTGGTGACTATGCCCGTATGCCTCTGTGTGTCTGGGAATACAAGCATCCGTCTTAGCTCTGGAATCGCCTTTTATGCTTGCGGAGGTAGTAGAAGAAAGAAAGGTGTTGCAGGGATAGCGGTGTTGCTGCTACCCTGGGAATTGGCTCGCTCTGCTCGCTTTGCTCGCTTTTCTTGTTAGGAGGGCGGAAGGTGAAAAAGCCGTTTCGGTCGTATGATAGCAAGAGGGAAGTGAGTGGTTGGCGGGATCATTATGAGCAGAGGGTGAGAGCGGAGGGTAAGGAGCGGGCTGGTTGTGGGGGGGAGAAGGGGGAAGGGGAGCGCAGGTTGTTGACTCAGTATGCGGGTAAGTGTTCGGTGTGTGGTGGTGTGGTGGTACAGGGTGATTGGGTGTATTGGGACCAGGTGAAGCGGAAGGTGCGTCATGCTCCGAGTGGGTATAAGAAGCCGGAGCCGATTGAGGGGGCTCAGGGCGGGGAGTATCGTCGGTGGCCTGGCCTTTGGGACAATAGAGAGGCTTTGCCAGCGGGGGTACGGAAGGTAGAATAGGGGTGCGCTTCGGCGCGTCCCACTTGGATCCTGGGGCATGGGCGGCTCTGTCATGGGGCCGCCGTTTTTTATTGACTCTCGCATCCTAGCGGTGGCATCTTCCCCTTATGATTCGCATGAAGCAGGCCCTTGAGATACACGATGAGTTAGCCAATAGGGTAGACAGTCTCAAGAGTTATTCGCCTCCGGCCGGACTCCGCCTTTCTAAGTCTCCATATCTCACTGAAAATCCGGCTCTCACACGACAGGCCAAATCGGCTGCGGAGGAGTATGCCGAGAGGACGATAGTCCAAGAAAAGGAGAGGCGAAGGCGCTTTTCCAGAGATATGAGGCATGGGCAGACCTTCTGGGTTTCAGAGGAGTTGTCCAAGCTCGTAGTGCATGCATCGAAGGATGCGCCCACCAATTTTAGCCTTGAGATCCTCCCGTGCCCCTGCGCTCTAGTCCTGTTCGAGAAGCCTGTTGTTATCCATCTACCCAAACATGAAGACTACGAATTTGAGGCTATGGCTTGGACGACAGTGGATGGCAAGGCCGATGTGATATTCCTATCCCATGATCTATCGGTTGAACGCGGCGGTTTTCTATTCCACCCTCACATTCAGTCAGCCTTACTAAGATCCCCATTGTTTGTTGCACAAGGAATTATCAAGTTCCCAATGGCCTTCTGGCTCTTGATCCAGCAGACCCTCGTGGAGGTCAGGAGCGAACGCCCAGAGCGCCATGTGAGGCATAGACTAGAGAAGGCTGCATCGGCATTGGCCGGTTCGTCAGTCAAATACGTCATGCTTCGTAGGGTGAAACACAAGGCTGGGAACACCGGGGAGATGAAGATCGACTGGAGCCATCGCTGGCTCGTAGATGGCCATTGGAGGAAACAGTGGCACCCCAAGCCAAGGGTGCACAGGGACAAATACATCCTGCCGTACATCAAGGGCCCAGAGGACAAAGAGGTCAGGTACAAGAGGGCCTTAAACCTGGTTGTGAGGTAGAGCCTGGCGCAGCGCCTCGGTAGTGACCGCGCCAGGTTTGGTGGGCGCCGTAGGGTACGAGGCCCTTGGCGCTTTTTTATTGACTCCTTCTCCTAGCGGCGTACTTTGGCCTTCGTGTGGTTCTGGATCTTCATCGCCCTATTCCTTGGCTTCTGGGCCGGGTGGCTCTGTGGGGCTCTCATTGGCCGCATCGGAGACTAAGCGGCCGAAGAAGCCGAAGCCGAATTACGGGAAGTGGACCTCGGCCCACATTCGGGAGCAGCGGGACCTTCAGTTGAAGCTAGAGGCGATGACGGAGCGGGGGCTTCATCACCTGACTCACAAGGAGGCCCAGAAGGTGTGGGAGGAGTTCCGGAGCATCGCGTGGCGCGAGGGGGAGCGGATCACTTCCGGCTACATGAAGGTCCAATGAAGCCTGTATACGCTATCAATCACGAAGGTACGCTTCTTATAGGTGAAACTGCTGGCCAGTGGGCTCAGTGCCCTCAGTGTCGCCGTGGCGTCCCAATCGGTCGTCGATGCCACGGATGGCATATGACTCGTGAGAGGCCAGCGGATCGCAGGGTCAGACTTGCACCGGCAGGCACATGAAGGACTCGACGCAGGCGTCTCGCATGGAGGCCCTGATTACTCGCCTTGAGAAGGTGGCGCTGCGGCTGGAGGTCTTGGCTCCGACTCTGCCCCCAAGCAACGCGGGCCAAGCCTCGGCCACGGCGTCTGACGTAGCCGAAATCGAGAAGATCGTTCGCACCATGAGGCTCGATCCCGATGCCTAAGACCTACGCCTGGCCCACACGCGGACCGTCGAAAGAAGCCTGGCTTCCTTCCCAGTCCGTCGTTGGGACCGGGGACATCGCCCCAGTCAAGCCCGACCCCGACTGGGCCGAGGAACGTTTGGTCAAGGCCCTGGCTCGCGGGGATCTCAATACGCCCCAGAAGGTCGCCCGATTGGCCTCCCAACTCGGCTGGCAGGTAGACTTCCTAGAGTCCCGCCTGAACCGATCCGACATCCGCTTGAGAGTTATCGCCCAGATCCGGCTCCGGGCCCTTCAGGCCACGGCCGCAGCCATCGATTCCCAGGCCGAACTTGCGAAGACCGATATCGCCGCCTTCAAGGTCATGCTACAGACCGCAGAGGTCTTGACCGTTGGGGGCCCAAGTGTCAACGTTGCCATTGATGCCCGAAAGGTCGGGGACACCAATTCCGACCGCCGCTTTTTCGAGAGCTACCACAGGAGAATCGAGGCCCATATGGAAGTACACGATCCGCCCACCGAACCCGTAGAGCCCGAAGAGACCATCGTAGGAGACGTTCCCGAGGACTTGGAGGACACCGCCGAGGCCCCGCCCGTCGATGAGACTCCGACTAACTCCTGACGAACTCAAGGAATACCGGGCTAGAGCCAGAAGCTCACCCTGGCTCGCCTATCCACTGACGGCGGTCCCAAAAGTCCTTCCCTGGCATGAATCCAAGGCCCACTATCGTGTACTTGCCGGTCCCAATGGTGGCGGTAAATCTACGGCAGGTGCGGCTGACTTTGTATCCTACGCCCTCGGTTACAACCCTATACGCAACGAGGAGTACAACGTCCCGAACGTCTGCTGGGCCGTCTGCGTCGAGTACAACTCCGCTGGCCGAGTCATGCAGCGGAAAATCTCCGACATGCTGCCCCGAAAACCATCCGGCTCCCCAGCCTGGAAGTGGTTTAAGCAAGAACACGTCTTCGAGCTAGAAAACGGCTCCGTAATCCAGATCAAGAGCCAGAAAGAGGGCGAATCGTCCCTTTTGGCCGAGCGGTGCCGCGCCATTTGGGTCGATGAGGCTATGGGGGGCGAGCGCGGTTTGGAGAATTTTGGGGAACTCCAGGCGCGAGGCCTCCCCGACGAGCCCCTGGACATGCTCTTTACCCTCACGCCCAAGATGGACACCGGCCTTGAGTGGATGCGCCGAAAGCTCTGGAAAGAGCCCAACGAGACCGCCCACGAGGACTGGATTCCAGGCACCTTCTGCCTTCGCTTCGAACTCACCGACTGCCTGATCGAAAACGGGGGCTTTCTGACCCCCGAGTACGTCGCGGACAAGGAAGCGAAGGTTGACCCCATGGAGCGGGAGGCCCGAATCCTGGGCCTCTGGACCCCGTTCATCACCCGGCCCGCCTTCTCCTATGGTTTGCTGCTCAGAGCCCTTGAGAGAGCCCCGGAGAGCCGCCCCGTGCGGTTTCGCTCCACATCCTTCAACCGACATGTCATGGAGGCGACCGATGGAGCATCGCCGTGCCGGGTGCAACGCGAAAGGGAAACGGCCCATAACTACGTACTCGCCTGGGACCCTAGCTCCGGCCTGGGAAAGGGCCACGACTACTCAGCCTGCTCGGTTTTTGACCGTGCCGACCTCTGTCAGGTTTTTTACGCCAAAGCTGACAACATCGGACCCGACGCCTTCTACCGAGACATCGTCCTCCCAGCCGCCCGCCACTACAACGACGCCCTCCTGATCATCGAGAATAACGGACAAGGGGGAGGCGCCGCGATCAACGCCTCCGTATCGTCCGAGTACCATAACCTCTACATGCAGAAGAACTTGGGCCGCTCATCTGGCACCTACACCGACAAGTACGGCTGGACCACGAGCGAACAGTCGAGGCACCGGGTTATCGACGCCATGAAACGCGCCCTGACCGAAGACAAGTGGACTCCTTCGAGGGAACTGGTCGAGGAGATGGGGCACATGATTGGCCGCCGCATCGGGGACCGGGTCAAGGTCATGCACCAGGACGGCTACCACGACGACTTGGCCATCGCCTCCGGCATCGCCCTGGCCGTCCACTACGAGGAGCCGGTCATAGAATGGCCAGACTTCAACCTCCTGAAGGTCCGGTGGGGCCATAACCAGTCGAGAACCGAACTTCCACTCGTAGGCGGCCCCATCTGAGTATTGCCGTTATCATCCCAGCTATGGGCCGCCGATCCCTTGGCGATGCGGTCTTTTCCGTAGTGGGCCAACTCAAGGACGAAGACCAACTCATTATCGAGATGGACTGGCCCCTGACCTGGGACTTCGGAGAGCGGGCCCGAGATATAGGCGCGGCCAAGGCCAAAACGAGCCATATCTGGTTCTTGGACGACGACGACATCGCCCTTCCGGGAGCCCTGGACGCTATGCGAGAGGCGATTGGGGAAGACCCACTGACGGGCTGGGTGTTCCAAGTCGAGGCCGGGGGATTGATTCTCCCAGACCAGCCAGCAGTCCAGTATTCGGCTGGGTGCCAGTGCTATCTCGCCACCAATCCAGCGCCCCTACGGGTCGGGACAACCGACTTGTCTTGGGGCCACCAAGTCGGCGCCAGAAGTGGGCTGAAATGGAGGAACGCCGTTGTAGCCCGCCTCGGGGTGGGAAAATAGAAATAGATTGACATACTGGCACATGTGCCACTAGAAGTTGTGCCACGATGGCTCTACAGAGCTACGAAGACGCCTCTGCAACGAAGGACCCGCCGAAGGGGCCAGACACCGCCCTACCAGCCTACCGCTACGCGAAAACCCTCGTAACAGCCGCAAAAGGTGCCATCGAGGGCAGAACCAGGAACTTCAAACAACTCTGGGACCGATATCAGGGCCGATACAACTGGACTTCACCGACCTCTGGAGGTGCCAGAGCCCTAGCCTCCTGGTGCTTCCAAGGGGTGGTCAACTGGACCTTCTCCGCCATCAACACCAAGGCGTCCATGATCCTGGGAGCCTCGGCCGATATCTACGTGGACTCCCTCGACCAGGAATCGACCTACTACGACCGCCTGCTCGTCAAATCCGCCGTAGACCATCTTCTCAAGACTGTCCGGTTCAACGACCTGAAGCGAGACGCCTATATGTCGGGCTCCGTGACCGGAGTCGGGATCACGATGTGGCAGTACCGCGCCGACCACATCACCGGAGAATGGAAGCTCGTTGGAGTCCCGATCCGATCCGATGAGTTCTTCCCCGACCCGTCCGTAGACTCACCGAATCATCCCGATTGCCGCTTCGTCGTCTGGTCTACCGACATGCAGATGAGCCGAGTGCGCGAAATCTTCATGGGCAAGTCGAAGGACGTGAAGGCCAACCTGTCGAACGTACAGGAACCGGGCAGCATGGCCTACACCGTTCCCGGAGACTCGAATCTCATCGAAGGGCACGGGCAGATCCTGGACCCGCAGAAGGGTAACGCCGCGACCCGGAAGGCCAAGGTCAACTTCATATGGGTCAAAGACGAGTCCATGATCGAGGAGTTGCGAGAGGTCATGGTCTCGGAAGCCGAGCCGGGCCTTTGGTGCGCGGACTGCGCCCAGACGTTCGCCATGGACGCCGTGGAGTCGGACATCTGCCCGACCTGCGGGAACCCGATGGAGAACGTCACGATCCCGCCCAAGATGAGGTCCGATGTCACCATTCGCCGCGCCTACCCCTACGGGCGGCTCATCGTCACTTCGGGCGACACCCTTCTATTCGACGGCCAAAACCCCTGCCAACTAGAGGGCTGCTTCCCGTTCGCCGTCTATCACCACTACCGGATTCCGGGCGAGTACTTAGGCGCGAACGATGTGGAACTCTTGGACTCTCTACAGGACGCCCAGAACCGTACCGTCGGCCAGATCATCGACTCGACCCGGTTGAGCCTAAACGGTGTCTTCATCTACCCGGTGAGTTGCAAGAGCTTTACCGCCATGGGAGTCGCGCCCGCAGAGCGGCATCCGTGCCCAGACAACCTTCCCTGGCAGCCCCACTTCGTATCCCCGGACTCTACGAACTTGGGCCTCGCTCAACTAGCCCTTGGAGCGATCAAAGAACAGTTCATCGTCGTGTCGGGACTCGGCGGCCCATCTCTCAGCGAAGTTTCTAGCCCTCCGATCAGCGCCACGGAAGCCGAGATTGCCAACGCCCGGCTCTCAGACCGCATGAAGCAGCACGCCCGAGAGTTCGCCACCTACTGCTCCGACTTCGCGGAAATCGGCCGACAGCTCGCCGTCCAGTTCTACGGAGACATGGAGATGAACGTCCCCGTGACGATGCCGAACTCGACGGTCAAGGACGTGATGGTCGAGTGGTCGAATCTCCCGAACGTGCGGGTCAGGGTGTCGGTCAGTTCCCAGGAGTCGATCAAGGACAAGCAGGTCGGCCAGAACATCACCATCGGGATGCAGAGCGGCATCTTGGATTCGCCCTACGCGAAGCTCTACCTGGAACTCGTTGGCGCGTCTCCGAACCAGATCAAGGAAGTGATGGACAACAAGGCGCTCGAAACCGAACTGAGAGGAGGCGCACCGCCACCTCTACCAGGACCGGGACTCATCGAAGGAGGACAAGAAGGTGTGCCCAATGACCAAGCCGCCTGACGGATACAACTGCGACGTGATCGGTTACAACAACGTCCCGAGCAAGGCGGGCGACAAGATGCCGACGCCCACGAACAAGACCACGACGACCCTCGCGGACGCCGTGATCCAGAACTCGAACACGACTCGGCTTCCCGTGCCGGGACCGATGAAGGGAGCCTAACGTGGCCGTAGAAAAGCCGCTGGTCGCAACGAGCATGGAGCCCTTCGGTAGCGCCTTCCCGCAGACCGACGCCTTCTCCACAGAGGGCGGAGTGTTCAAGATCGACGCGCCGGGCGCTATCGAAACGCCGTGCGAGATGGTGTCGATCGCATCGACGAAGGAAGACATGTCGAAGATGTCCCGAGCTTGGGACGCAGGCGTTCTCGACCTGCCCAACGATACTGCCAACGCTCCATACTAAGGGGGTTACGCCGTGCCGCTCGACGATCCAACCGATCCACAAGAACAGGCTCCGCCCGAACCACAACCGGCCCCTGAGCCGGAGCCACAAGCTCCACAGTACGATCTCGAAAGCGCCTACAACGTAATCGCCCAGCACGAAGGCTGGGATCCTAGGCTCACGAAGTACGAGGTCCAAGAGCAGAGACGCCGGAAGGAGGAACTCGACCGGCGAGAGCGGGAACTTCAGGCGCGGGAGTCGAGGCGCTTCGAGCCGCCAGAAGACACAAGCGATCCCTACATGCGCCGCATCTCCAATATCGAACGCGTGCTGATGGAGGATCTGGAGGACAAGAGGCGCACTCGGGAGCGGCAAGAAACCGAGAAGCGGATCGAGAACGAGCTGTCCTCCGGCTACATGCAGATGGCGAGACAGAGTGGGCTGACTCCAGAGCAGATGGAGCAGAAGTCCCGAGACTTCTACGGGGCCTTGGCAGACCTCTATCCCGAGTACGACATCATTCAGAGGGTTGGAGTGGACCGGGCCATTCGCGCCGCCTTCGAGAGA